GGGAAATGGTCAATAACTATTTTCAAAATACAACTTATGATAATTTGGTTGCCTTGTTTGGTGATCTTAAAAAATATCATAAGTATATGTATTTTGATTTATCAACAACAATTCAATTATTTATGCAGAAAGAAGGAGATGCAGAGTTCCGCATTAGAGCTTATGAAATGATTAAAAATATAGTAAATATTGCAGTTTTATGTTCTTGGTCTTATCAGAGAGCCTGCTTAACTATTAACTGGTTGATCTTTTCTAAAACACGTACTTGGATTTTAAAGATCTTTGAGAATAAACCAGGCTTGCTAATGTTAGATGATGATGGCTGGGCTGCTTACTGGAAGACGATAACTCACAAGGTTGCCCGCTCTTGGATGATACCTTTTACAGATTATTTTTCTCTTTCATCTTTAGATTATTATAATGTGAGTGATCTTTTAGGTTATACCTTATTTTCTAAGAATAGTAAAACAAGAGCAGAAAAATCAGTACGTAAGTGGCTTAAAAATAAAACTGAAAAACTTGAGAGGTATAGTGATAAACTACCTGGTTATGATACTTTAATGAGATTAAAATTAGAAAAGATCTATACTACATTGTATTCTGAATCTTTGGGTAGATGTATGAAATTTAAGGATTGGGTTAAAATGAGTTACTTTTATACCGCAAGCGGTGGATTAGGATATAATCAAGATTTCTATGAAATTAGGAAAATTCCTGTTATGTTTAAAAATAAAAAACTGTATGCAGCATTATATAATTCACAAAGGAAATTAGCTGATATTCGAAAATTAGATAAATTACAAATAACATTATCGATTAAGCCTAACGAAAGGGGTGGTAAAGTTAGGTCTATTACTAATCCTAGAAATGATTACCAAACAGCTGAAGCTTATAAAATTTATCCTTATAAAAATAAGATGATTACAGAAGACATCACTATAGGAGAAGATCCAATGCATGCTTTTGCTTATTTAGCTTTACAAATTTTCGAATTCTCAAGGGTGAATCCGAAGGAATGTAATCTACAGTGGGATTACGATTCATTTGATGAGAATGTGCAATATGAAGAATTATTAGCTCAAAAACATGGCGAGTTCTTCGGGGTTGAAGCCGGCGGCCATGCTTATTTTAAAGAAGTTCAAGATGTTATTAATTTTAACTTTGAGGTATATAAAAAACAGATTATTATTTCTCCAATTGGTGTGAGTCATTTCTATAAATCAGATGTACAATGTACTGGACGCCCTGATACTGGTACTGGTAACTCCACAATAGCTACAGCTCGTTTTCTTATTAGTGAGAAGATATGTGGTAAAGCATTACGAAAAAGGATTCAAGGTGATGATTTATCTTCTTTAGAATTTGACTATGAAAGTGCAATTAAAAGAATGGAATACTTGATTGATATGTATCCTGCCAACAAGCAAAAACTATTGTTATCTAGGCATTCAGATTCCTTTTTGAAAAGATGGGTTAATTCAGATGGTATTTATGGAGCAAGTTGTCGTTCTATCGTATCCTTAACTATGTTGCGTCCTAATCCAAATGAGAAACCAAAGACTTATATTGATAAGCTAAGAAATTTTCAGACTGCTGTGTATACCTGTGCAAGAAGGGGTGGTAATGAAAAATTGTTATCTACTTTCTTTGAAGACGCTTGTGTTTATTATGGTTGTTATTTTTTAAAAAGAAGAGGTAAAAAAATAAAAGTACGTATTAGACGTGATTTACTAGCTTCACCAGAAGAACTTGGAGGATATGGTATTTATTATTATGGTGAAAGTAGACCTGTTAGATTAAATAGAATATATCGTAAAAATGTGGAAGGAAAAAGAGTGAGAGGATACTACCGAGGTTTGAGGGAAGGTATAACAGTAATGTCTGAATCAATTAAAAGAGAGTTGGGTGTTACAATTTCTAAACGTGCTTCTTTTAGAGTATATAAAAATGAAGCTTCAGCAATGTTAAAATCAGTAAGATGTAAGCTTTTATTGGATAAGTATCGGCTAGATTTTGAGAAACAGGATTTACGTTATCCTTCAGGAAGGATTAATTGGTATAAATATAAATTTTCAGTAGAAGAGGTTCTATTGGAAGTGGAAGCTGAAATGCATAGACATTTTCCTTTCAGGAAAGATGAGAATTATTCGGAAGATATGATGAGTGCTCATCTTCTGGAAGGAAAAAGAATACCTGGAGGAGGATATTTAAAGCAAATTTACGGAGGTCTTTTGTATGAACAATGGAAATTATCAACCGAAGTAGAAAAGGAACAAATCTTAGCCTTAATTGTGCAAAAAAGTAAATTTGTTGCACAATTCTGGGAAATAGCAAGAGAGTGGAAGGTTACTGATTTTATGAAAAGGCAATGGTTGCTGGAAGGGTGGCAACCTTTAGGTAACACTAATCTGATTAGTCCTTTCTTGATGGTGTTTTTTAATTCAGTATTTAGGTATGTGGTTTTAACGCAAGCTGGGAGTGTAACTACAAGGAAGGAATTAATTATATTACGAACTCTGGTCACAAGTGTTTTGATTAGAGCTATGCAGAGAAAATTTATCCATTTGAATAATTTATAGGTGGACACTGCGAATTCGCTTTTAGTAGTTCTGGTGAGAGTATCTTAAAAAGATTGTTTATTAAACAATCCATAAAAAATAGAAAAAAAGAAAAAACAACAAAAAGTTGTGACTCAACACACATCAAAAATGAG